AGTCACCCGGAATTAGGACAATACAATGAAATAAGTAAATTAGAACTACATGAAGTAACCATCTGTGAAAAAGGAATAAATCCAGAAGCGAAATTTGATATTCTAAAACAAGACAAAAACACAAAGGAAGTGAAAAATATGAGCAAGATAGAAAAAGCACTTGAGGAGTTAGATGCGCTAATGGCAGAAGTCAATACTCTACGCAAGGAAGATGAAATGCAAGAAGAAAAAGGCGAATACATGGATATGCCTGAAAAAGAGGCCATGCTCGAAGAAAAAGAAGAGTATGAGGATGAAGAGGCTAAAGCAGTTGTTTCAACCGAAGACGGAGCAGGTGTCGAAATTGGCGAACCAGCAGACCGTGTGGTTATTGACAACGGTAAGCCGAAAGCAACCGATATGCCTGTCGTAAAGGCTTTTGACAACGGAGAACTAAGCACTCTTGATTTGTCTAACGCTAATATCGAGAAAGCATACGAGGCTTTCCGTCAAGAGCAACTTGAAAAGTTGGCTTACGACAATCTACAAAAGTCCTTTGAAACCCGCTTTGCGAGTGAAGTTTCATACAAAGAATCAGTTTTGGCTAAGTCTGAATACGACGCACAGAACGAGATTGCTTCTCTTAAAGAAGAATTTACACAACTAAGGAAGTCTTTGACTGCTGAAAAGGAAACAATCCTAAAGGCTCAAGAAGACTCTATTGTAACACTCCCTAATATGGATGAACTGGCTGAAATGGATTGGTCTGACATTCACAAAATGGTAGGAGGAATTTAAGATGAGTTACATTAATACAATGGCAGATTTAGAAGCAAGAGCATACGGACTAACAGGTGCAACAGGGTTTAACAATCAATTGTTAAAGTCTAATGGCGCAGTAGCAGGGCTACATGCTGGTCATGCAGGTCAAGCCGCAGGAGCAGATTTGGGAACAGGCACTAGTGGGCCAGCAGGAATTACCGGACTTTACAACCAAATATACGGTCAGAAAGTTTGGTCTATGTTGAATAGAGAGGTTAATGCTCTTTCAATTATTTCAAAGAGGCCTTATACTTCAAGTGGTTGGAGAATTATGACTTCTCGCCCTACAGGTGGTTCAGGAAATTCATTGGCAGTATTTGACAATGTAGATGGTTCGGCAGAAGGTGTCGCTGCTTTGGCTGCTGGAACTAACGCTGCTCTTGGTCAAATAGGTTCTATTACACCAAGAGCAGACGGTATTGGTGGCGTTCCTGAGAATGCAAAACTTGATACTGTTGCTGATGGTTTAGTTGCACTTGCTCCTGAATACGATACACTACATACAAGTCCTAAAATCGTTGCACACCAATTCGATTTCAGCGAACTTGCTATGGAAATGGCTGCAATTGATGATGGAATTGGCGATATTAGAGCGCAGATGCGTGAAGATATGGGTAAGCACCATGCAGAAGTACAGAACAAGATGCTAACAATGCCTTTAGAATTCTATTTGGGTGTTGAAGGAAGTACACAATTAGCAAATCTTGATAGAGGATATACTTCTCTATTGAAGGTTGTTTCTTCAAATGCTGAGATTACTGCTATGGCTGCTGATGAAATGCTTTCAGCAGGAGATGTTAATACACCCGGAACTCCTAACGATGCTGCGGGAACTACAATGACTACTCTATATAGTAAAGCAAGAGGCGCAACAACAGGTTATTTGGATGCTCAAGTTGATTTTAACGCTGATTACTCAGCCGCAGGTGAAAGAAGTCTAACTCTTTCAGTTATCAATAAGATGCTAAGACTACTTCGTGAAGCGGGCGGTTCACCAAAGGTTATTCTAACCGGATATGATACCATTCAAGCACTTGCTGACCTATTACAAAGTCAAGAGCGATTCATGGATAGAAAGGAAATTGTTCCTACTGTCAATGGTGTTCGTGGCGTTAAAGGTCAAGAAGTCGGATTCCGTGTTTCAACATACTACGATATACCTTTGATTCCTGTCGCTTCTATGACTCGTACAGGACAAGGTACTTCTACGGCAATTGCTGATATGTTGTTCCTTGATACAGACCATCTATGGCTTTCGGTTATGAAGCCAACTCAATACTTTGAAGATGGTATTTCAAATGGAAACCCATTCGGCGTTGGTTCTCTTGGTAACAAGGCTCTTTACCGAACAATTGCAGAAGTCGGTTGTTCATACTTTAAGGGTCAAGGTAAGATTACTAACCTAAAGTGAGGCTTTACAATGGTTACTGTAATAGTAGCAGAAGAAGCAACATTCCACCATACAGAAACTCCTGCGGGAACGATAACAAGAAACCGTTCTCAAAGGGTTTCTGTACGGTGGTCTTTGCCGAGACTCAATAGCCCTGATTTACTCTTTACTTTTGAGGAATCAGATAGAGAAGCATTGTCTTCTTTATCCGCTAATCAATTGAGGCTCGTCGCTAAGACAACTAAAAAGGATATTACTACTCATAGTGAAGTAGAAGCCTTGTTGCTCCCTGCTAAGAAAAAGCCTAAGAAAACCACTAAACCAAAAACTAAAACAACTAAAACTGAACCCAAATCTTCTGAAAAAGAGGAATAAGGTTAAGAAGTAGTGGTTTGGTTCAAGGGTTGAAGGAGATGAATGTTTATGGGTTGTAGAAGTAGCGGGTTATTAACTGCTAATACATTTGTAGTTGTGAAAGGAAGTGCTAAACTTATTTCTGTGCATGGCGCAAATGAATCAGGAGGAGCATTAACGGCTAATGTTTATGATAATGTTGCTGGTTCAGGAAAAGAAATAGCAAGATTACATATCCCTGCTGGAACAAGTGTAGAATTTGATATGCATGGGGTAATGTGTTCAGAAGGCATTACCGCAGTAGTTCCTGCTAACTTAGACATAACTATCGAATTTGCTTGAGGTTTTACTATGGCGGTTTTAAGTCAAGATACAAGATTGGTAATGACAATACTTTTTGTCGGAACTCTTAGCGGAGCGAATGTATTTGCCTATGCTCAATATGGAACAAGTTTCCCATATGGGCCATTAGCGCATTCTGTTCTGTTTGGGTTAGGAACTATAGGAACTATTATGGTTATGAAGGCTATGTTTGACTTAGCCCTTAATGACAAAATAGAGATGTGGCTTCTTGATAGAAAGATTGCAGCCTATTGGGAACGAAAGGCAAGAGACGAGCAACAAAGAACCAAAATGCGTGAAAGTGCGAGACAATATAATGTAGGCTTTTACACGCCACAAGAGGAACAAGAGAATACCGTTGGTAATGAGTTCCTCGCTGCCCTTCAATGATAGGGTTGATTAATTTGGTTCTTAGTGACTTAATGGGCTTTAGCGATTCTGATTATGCCTATAACCAGTCAAGAGCGCATTCTGCTGATATGTTCTTTATTAGAATGAGAGCATGGTTTTGGGGTTCTTGTGCAACATTATCTGCACTACTTATTGGGAACATCATGGGTGTTTTTGATATTGATATA